GCCATGTTTCCTATCCTAAGACATTCAGGCTGTCTAGTGTGCCATATAGTGCGCTGTCCAAAATGAATTCAAATACAATTGTGGTGGGTGCCGTTGACAACATAATGCTGTGGCCTGATGCCACGCTGATGGTGTGTTCAATGCCTTCCACGCTTAGTTCCTGGGCTAGTTCGCTAGTACCAGATCCGCTTTGGAACGTTTTTTCCACGGTAATGGTTTGGCCTATTTCGATGCTGGAAACGGTGTCACGCTGAGCGTTTGTCAACATCAGGAAATCGGTTTCTACGCTGGTGTAGCGGGCCTCTGGTTCGCCGTTTAGTAGGTATGAGGCGGCGGTGTCAATTTCGCCTTGTATGTGTAGCAGGCTGTTGGTGATGCTGTTGGTCTGAATGAAATATGTGGCAATTGAGGCTAGATCCTCTGCGGTTGCTGTTGTGCCGTCTAGGCCTGTTACCACAGCGCGGTTTATTACCGCGTCCGCTTCAAATGTTATGCCTACGCCGTTGTAAGGAATGTTTGTTCCATCGTCATGGAAATCTGCCACGCTGGCGGACAGCGTATTTCCCACGCGGTTTTGGAATGTCAGTTTGCCATCGGCGCTCATAAACAGGCGGCCAAATTCGGCGGTGCTGTTGATTTGGCTGATGTATTGCAAAACGTTTGTTCCAGCAGGAACGGTGTAGGCGCTGTCATGTCCTAGTTCAACTGTGCCTGTGGCAATGTCACGGTCAGCCAACGGGAAATCAACCTCTGGCAAATCCAAGACCGTTTCAATGCGCGCACCAGACAATTCTGCTAACGGGTTGAATTCATCTAAATAGGTTTGGGCCAGCAAATAGAATTGGTCAGCGCAATACACCGTGACTGTGTCAATGCCACCTAGCGCAAAGTTGTAGTCATAGTTCACCACATAACCATTGAACAGATCATGGGCCACGTTGCTGGTGTCGTATCGAATAAGGCGCACCTCACGCATTGGCGCTAGTCCAGGCTTTGCTTCCGCGGTGTCAAAATAGGGACTGTTTTGATCAAACGGGTTGAACACCCCGCCAGCCAATGTGTCGTTCAAAGTAAATGACATTGTGCCCGCGCTGAATTGGTCACCAACATCACGCCTGCCGCGCTTGACCGATATGCCAATGCAGCCGTCCATGACGCTGGCAAATTCGCCTTCACCGTCCAAAACGTATTCAATATTGTCCAGCACACCGCGCGTTGCATCGTCCAATGTGAACGCGTTGATGGAAAAACCCGTGGCTACTTGTAGGTCATAGTTTCCGCTGTCAATTACAGCAACGCCTGGCATCACGCCACCTGAATGTTTGCTGGGCCAGCGCTGCGGTTATAGGCGCGTATTGCGTTGACCACGGCCTGCCCAATTTCGGCGCTAGTTGCTAAACCACCTGTGACGTTGACGGTGACACCGCCACCCATGCCGCCTAATCGGTCTAATGGGATTACAGCCTCTGGGCCTGCTTCACCAACTACCGCAAGCATTCCGCCTGGTTGATTTACAATGCCACCTTCGGCCATGCGCGGTATGTTCATGCGCCCTGGTGCAGTTGTTGTTGATCCGCCTAATGTTGGCAAATTGACATGGCTGATTGTGCTGATGTCTGGCGCAATCGGGATTGCGTTATAAGCGCGAATGATGCCGTTGACCATCATAATTGCACCGTTTACAACACTTTCAAACGCGCCCAAAATTCCGTTGATAATTAGGTCAACACCTGTTTTGAACCAGTCAAATTTGTTATATGCAACTACCAGCGCTGCAACAAGTAGTGCTACACCTGCCGCAATAAGGCTGAATGGATTGAGTGCCATAGCAATGTTTGTGGCCACAATGGCGGCTGCAACGATGCCAATGGCGGCTGCAATAGCCAAAAAGGCTTTCGGGTTATCTTGTGCCCATGCAGCGAAACGGTTTAGTACAGGCAAAACTGCTTCAAGCACAGGCAACAATGCAGCGCCAATACTTTCTTTGGTTTCGCCCAATGAGTTGGTCAGGATTTTCATTTTGCCTGCTGCGGTTTCCGCGCTTTTTGCTGTCGCACCGCCAAACGTTCCACCCAGCACGTCCATGATTTCGTTGAGGCTTGCGCCTTCTTTGATCATGCTGGCCATTTCTGGGGACAATGATCGAAGGGCTTTGAAATTTCCCTGATAGGCCCTTGCCAGCGCATCGGCAATTGTCGTGCTGTCCATTTGCAGGCTGGTGGCAATATCCATAACTAGGTTCATGTCTTTCATAGCAATGCCAACGTCTTTTGTACCGCGCACTAAAGCCTCAAGGCTCTTGCGGTATTCGGTGTCAGCAATGCCAGATGCCCTGCTCATGGCGGATATCTGTTTTTCTACCTGTGCGGTTTGTGCAGCGCCCGCGCCAGTCACATTTTGCAACGTCAACGCAAGGGCGGCCTGTTCCTGCTGATCTTCCATTGCTGCTTTGGTGGCATCACCTAAAGCAACGGCCAAACCCGTAATTGCGGCAGCGGCGGGAATAGCAGCCTTTTTGATTGCGTACTGCGTTTTTGCGCCAATGCCTTGAAGGCTCTTAAATTCCTTTTGGGCGCGGTCTAGGCCTTTGCTGTCGAATTCTGAAATGATCGGAATTTTGATTGCCATTACATCACCAGGTTTCTATTGACAGCGTCCATTACACGTCCAACCAATTCAACCATGTTTTGTTCCACAGCGCCCGCATTGCGGTCATAGGCGGGCCACATGACGCGCGAAGGCAAACCAAACTGCAATGTCAGGGCAGAAATGAAACGTGCGCCCTGTGCGTTAGATCCGCCCTGTTTGCCAGCCATATCAATGATTGATGCGGCAGGGTCTTTTTGAATAATGGCAATGGTGCTTGAATTGCGTTTGCTGGTATCCACTTTGACACCAACACCGCGCTGGGCTTTTTGTTGGCTGTACGGAAATTTTTGGTTTCCGCGTTGTGTCCATGCGCGTTCCATACCAGACAGCAGGCGCGGCGGGTAACTGGCCTTTGCATCATCAATGGCAGGTTTGGCTAGTTCCTTTGCCTCTTTGTTGATGGTCTTGCGTAAATCGGGGTCAACCTGGCGCAATTCTTTCAGCGCTTCCTTCAATCCGTAAACCTCAATTTGTGCGGTAGCGCTCATCGTTTTCCCTTGTTTTGCTTATTTAACACAGTAACGACTGTCTGCAAATCACGGGTGTCAAATTCGATATGTGGCGGCCACCAACCGACCGCTACCAAAACCTCTGCTAGTTGGCGGCGGTAGGTGCCGCGTCCGTAGGGTTTGGGTCTGTTGTGTCCACCGCTTCAATGTCCATGTCAGGGTTTTGTTTCAACCATTCAGACCATGTGGCTGGCATAGTTTCGCCCGCCAATTTGTACAAATGAAACGCCCAGCAGACCATGTCATTGACACCTATGCCACGGCCATCAGACACTTTGCGGTTTTCTGATTTTTCCCATTCGCTGATCACCAACAAATTTGTGGTTACCTCACGCGGCGGGGTGTTTTCGTTCAGCGTGATACGCAATTTGATTTTCATTTCAATCCTTCCGTCTAGTTTGTGTTATTGAAATTTATGCGGTGGTGTCAACGCTGTAAACACCGCCCTGGAACGTGAGATCCACGGTTGTGAGTTCGCCTAGTGATGCGTTGATTACTGGCAGGCTCTCTAAATAGGTGTCTGTCAAAATGAAACCTGGGTTGGTTCCGCTGTCACCAGATCCGTAGGCAGGATTTACTTTTACGGTGCATTTTGTTCCAACAAGCGCTGACAATGATGCGTAGGTTTCTGTCGCTGCATAGGACATGTACATGGTCACGGTCAATTCGTTGTTTTCCAATCCGCCCGTGTAGGTGCGTGATCCCGTACCAAATGCGGTGTCCTCTAGCGCTTCGACTGTGCGCGTGAGAGTTGCTGCGGTGGTCTGATCGGTCAAATCAACAATTGATCCAATGGCTGCGCCAATTTGGACTTTTGGATTGCTCAACAGGGTGCTGGTTGCCATGTGGTTTCTACTCCTTAGGTTTGGTTTTTACTTTAGATGGTTTCGGTGCTTTGTCGGTGGATTGTCTAATAAACCCGCCAGCCAACAAATGATCCACATTGTCATCACCTGGGTCAAATTCATCACCTGGTGTTCCCAGACGTGGGGAAATGATCACATATTTCATGCTGTTTGTGCCTGTTGCATCACGGTCAATTCATAGCATGGCAACATCACGCCACCAATGTCAACGGTGGTTGGACGGCCAGCGGTGACGGATCCAACGCCTGCCAGAACGCCTGCGGTTAGGTTCAGCAGGTTTCGCATTGCGTCAAGGTTTGCTGGCCCCATTGAAATGATCTGGATTGGCCAACTAATTTTGACGATGTTGTAATTCCATGCTTCGAATGAGCAGGCCCCAATGAACGCACAGGGTGGAACCAATGATCTGGGATCTGTTACCACTTGCAAACCTGTGATGGTTTCCAATTTGGTTTTTAGATCGTCCAGCGCCTCATTGAATAGGTCTGTGTATGCAACGGGCATTAGGCCACCTGCGGGCGTGAGATACCTAGCAACTGTTTGATGATTGGGGACAGGCCTGTGGTTGGTGCTGTGCCCATTTCGCTGAATGATGCAAACACATCAATTGATCCGCGTTGACGGTATAGCGCGCCACCATATTGGATTGTTCCCAGCGTCACGTCACCAGATGGGCTGGTTGTGAGGCTGTCAACGTAGCCTGCCTCTTGCCGTCTGCGATAACAAAAAGCATTTGCAGCGCTGGCGCATTGCGTCAAAAATGTGGTGTCCGCTGCGGTAGCGGTTCCAATGCCTAACCAATCCTCAATGTTTGCTGCGGTGATCCATGTGCAAACAGGGTTATATGCAACGGTGCCTGATGCTGCAACGCGTTCAACATCGTCAGCGGTTTTGGCGTACAGCACCTGGTTTTGAATTGGTATCTGGTAGTCATAGAGCAGGTCACCCTGCGTGTCAACACCGATGAACAAATGTTGGGGTATTGCCACCACCGATGCTGTGCCGTTGAATGTTGCATCAACACCAGCAACGGTGATGGATTGCCCTACTGCAATTTCATTGGGGGTGAGTAATTGCAGGACTGCGTAATTGTCAACCAGGTATTTGTTGGTGACTGTGTAAGTAGCCATGGCGGTTAGGCCGCCTTTCTACTAAGCCTGGGTGATCTTGCGGATCATTCCTGGGATTGCTGCAAAGGTTGACGCATAAAGATGGAAACTCATCGTGCGACCCAACACTGACGGATTTTCCAATGACTGCAAGCCCCTGATGCTCTCATAATATTCGAAGGCATCGCCCTGGCCTTGACCAACGCGGGTGATGATCATGGTTTTTGCAGCAAAGTTGCTGTCAACTACCAATTGCAGACCCATTGGGGTGCCGTTCCATGATCCTGCGCTTGATGCGCCCAATGCGTTTTGGCCTGTGAGGCCTGCACCGATGAATGGGAACAATGGGCGCTTGCTGCTGTCAACAAGTTGGCCAAGTTGTGCCCAAACGTCAACGGAAACAAACATGTGTGTTGGCATCCAGTTACGGCCTGATGCAACGTCATTTGCTGCGTCATAAACTGACTTCAACAAATCCTCTGGCGTTCCGTCCCAAACACCAGATGATGTTGCTGCGGAAAGCAAGTTATCGGCTGCCAAATTATCGCTGGCAATCATCGCTTCGCCCATCAAGTCATTGAGGATTAGCGCCATCGCGCTTGGGCTAGTGAAATCGATATCCTGCACCGACAATGTGACCTGACCAGCCAATGTGGTTTTGGTAACGCTGTTTGATGCAATCACCATTGTGGTTGCCGATACTGCCGACAATTCTGGTGATTGTGCAGCAACGCTGGTGTGTGTGGTGATTGTTGGGCGGATAAAGGTTTTTGATTGTCCGCTGTCTGGGTATGAACGTGCGCCAACTGCTTCGACTACTGGGCGCAAAAAGTTCAGGTCTTGAACTAATGGCCCTAAGACTGGAACAGGTAGCAAACCTGGGGTGTCTGTGGTGAGAACATCACCAGCGGCTGCTTGTAGCGGTGTGCGCTTTGCTGCGGTGTATTCAGCAACAGCCTTGTTGATGTTTGCGAATGTGTCACCACCAATGTGGTAGGCAGCCATGTATTCGCCTGCTGATGGCAAAGCAAATTCTTTTTTGGCTTGTGCGAAAATTGGCGCGGTTGGGATTGTTGCTTCAACTGCTGGTGCTACTGGTTCGGACATTTCTGTTTCCTTTTCAATCGGTTCCTGTGTTTCAGTATTGCTGATTTCCTCTGGCTCTTGGTGGATACTTGCAGCCACTTGTGAGATG